GCGCCACACCATCCGTGGTTATTTCGTGTGTCTTAATTAGGAACTGCCAGTCGGCCCAGTTCAACTGTTCATTACCGCAACTGTTGAGTAGAGCGAACATCTGAACCGTTGTGGCATCCTGCGAGGTAATACCCGAAAACGGGACTGGCAAACCCAATTCGCCACAGGCTTGTTGCACGACTTGCAGGGCAGTACCTCGCATGACGACTCCTTACTTTCCAGCTTTGGCGGCTGTCGTTTTCATCAACTGGTCCATCTGGTCACGAAGCAACTTGATTTCATTGTCCCGCTTTTCCAGTTCTGCAACCATCTTGGTGTTCCCCGCTTCACCGGCAGCAGCATCCAAGAACAACTTCGCCTTCGCGCGAAGCCCATGATTACCCATGATCTTCTGTGCCAACTGGTCAGGCATGTCGGCCAACTGCTCGACAGTATGGACGTTCATGGCCTTCAGTTCTGCCACTTGTCCGACAGTCATCTGCGGCCACACTTCCAACGGCGTGCCACTGACAGCCTGTTCCTGGTTCTTCTTGAACCGTTGATACTGATTCTCAAAACGATGCTTGTGTTCCTCCGTCACCTGAGTGTCGAGAATGCTGTTCTTGTCGCCGGGGATGATGATGCGAATATAATCCACTTCGTCAAAGATCGGGCGACCTTCTTGCGCCGACTTGAAGCTGTTCAGGTCAGCCCGTATGTAGAAATTCACATACAGTTTCTTGTCCAGTGAGTAGGCCGGCATGTCTTCCATGACAGCCACCTGGTCGTAAGTAGCCAAGCTATCGTTCATTTGAATTTTCCTTTTAAGTGGTATTGACGGGTAACGTGCCATCAGATCACGCTCCATAGGAGAAGGGGCTGATTTCTCAGCCCCTTACAACATTAGACACTCGCCTTGGCGAACCAAGCGCGATCACCTACGATCAGTGCCGTCGCCGGACTGAGGTATGTTCCACCGGCAGCCGTTGCAAGACCCGTCGCGGCAGCAACGGTACAGACGGCGGTAGAGGCCGGGATGGAGGCGTTCGCTTCAGCATAGACATACAACTTGCCATCGCTGCCCCATACTTCATCCAAAACCCGCGCACTGGCACCAACGCCCGCGTTGCGGTTAATGAGGGTGCTGATGTTGTTGTTGTCGAGGTTGGCCCCGATCAACTGAGATACTGCGGTAACTGTTGCCATTTTGAAACTCCTTGTTCAGAAATGAGAGGTTCAGAAAAGGGGCTTGCGCCCCTGAGTCTGTTACTCGAACATCTTGCCTTGGAACTGCAAGCCATCCGAGGTCAAGTTGCCAGCCCATGCCAGGATTTGCACTTCAGCGTCTTGATTGACGCTGTAACGCTTACCCGGTGACAGGGGGACCATGTTGCGTTGCGCGTGTGGGCGATAGAACAGGTGCTTGGTGTTGAGGAAGTAGGCTTCTTTCGAGGCCATGAACCCACCAATACCGCCGTCCAACACCACATCAGCGTCCATGAACTTGACGGACGTAAAGCCGAGGTTCGCGTCACCCGTGGAGGTAAAACGTTGGATCGCTTGCAGTGAGGCCATGTATAAGCCCCAATAATCGTTGTCGACCACGATCAGGTCAGCACGGTCTTGACCGCGCACCGACTTGGCCCATAGTCGGTTGAAGTAACTCTGAATGTTCGCGGCAGTCGTCGCAGCGCCACCATCGGCAACAGCGGCGAACTTCTGCGAACGCCAGAAATTCCACGTGGCACGGTCAATGCCACCAGCCACACCCGTCGCCGGGTTGGTCGGTACTTGCAGCTTCAGACCGGAGATGGAGCGGCCACCGTAGGTCGTACCGTCGCTGTAGATACCGGCGGCAATCAAGTTCGCCATCGTGGATTCAGCCACCGAGATCCGGGCTTCCAGAAGGTCGATGATGGCTTCCTTACCGGAGTTCTGGAGTTGTTCGAGGCCGGAAACAGTGACCGGACAAGCGGCTTGTTTGAGGTCATACTGAGCCGCACTGATAACGTCTTGTGCGCCAGTCGGGAGAGTTTCGTAGCCGCTGTAGTAACCGGCGTTGCTGTTCTCAGCGAACGACAGTTCTTGCATGATGACGTTGCCGCCGCTGAAGGTCTTGATGTTGCCGCGCTGTTTCAGTCGCGCAAGCAGGGCGTTGTTCTTGGTTACGTTGTCGGCAATGACGCCGGAACGATTCTGGATGGTTGTAGCGATGATATCGCTGACGTTTGCGAATGCCATGATTGACTCCTATGGGGATAATGAAGGGGTGTTGTCGTCTTGACTGTTGATGGGCGTTTTCGCTTCAACTGGCGCTGTCGACTTCGCGCCTTGCACTACCCGATGTTCAATGGGAATCGGGTTCTTGTCTTCCAGAACGGCTCCAAGGCCAAGTACAGCCTTGGTCATCATGGATAAATACTGTGTCACAATCTTGCTCCTGCGTCACCGAACTGAGATGCAATTACGCTTCTCAGGTCATTCGAGTTTACGTGGGAACTGTCAGAAATACCGGACGGATTACCGGAGATACTGACTGCTGCTCCTTTGGCGCGTTGCGCCTGCTGGTGGGCAGCTAAAGCGGTTTGAGTGGTCTGGGCAGTGTTTCCAGTGGCTTGAACTGCTGAAAAGGTACTGTCGTTTAACCGAACGGCTTTAGCATACGCATCCGGTAGCGAAATGTAAAGCCCTTTCTTGGCGTTCATTTCAACAATGTCGGCCATTTCATCCCTCACATCGTCGAAGTAAGGGTAAGCCGGGTCAGTCGCCATCTGCTCCACCGTCTGTACAGCCTCCTGCTCTTTACGTAAAGCGGCTTGACGTTCGGCTTCTTGCTGCCGCTGGAGTTGCGTCATGAGCGGAGCCAACTTCTGATCCACCAGTCTGTCGATCTGTGACTGTTGGGCGACGGGCGCCGGCATTGCTGAACCCGACAACGCCGAATCTAACGCCTGAATGTCGATCCCAAAATGTCTGACAATGTGTGCCACGAACTCAGCTTTTGACTGCGGAGTGCCAGTCGTTAAATTTCGGTCGACATCCATCATGTTCGTCAGTGCCGCCACAGGGTCGCCCTTGTACTGAGTTTGCATGATGTCTTGGTTGGCCTGAATCACCTTCACCAACGGTTCAATCTGGCTGCGCTGATGGGCGTTCTCTTGAAGTACCTTCAACGTGTCACGCTCACGACGGGCGACTTCTTGTTTGACTTGCTGCGGTAGGCCGTCCCACACCTTCTTGGCGTCACCCTTCCAGCTTGCCGGTGCATGGTCAGACTTCTCAACCTTGACGACAGGCGCGGCTTCCTTCTCACCAACGGCCTTTTCTGAGGGTGATTTGGCAACCGGTTCAGCCTTTACAACAGGCTTCTCATTGATCACTTTTTCAACCGGTTCAGTGACTTTTTCAATCACATCAGCTTCAATCGCTGTAGGTTCAACAACTGCTTCAGAGGCAGGCTCAGAGGCAGCGACACTTGCGGGTTCATCGGTCGGAGTTTCTTCAAACGCCGAGGTCAGTGCTTCTCTGAGGTTGTCCATGATTTATCCTTTATTTGTAAATTTGTCGTGCGACTAGCTGCCTGATTTGTTCCCGGTCCTGCCTGGTCTGAGTGTAGCCGGGTCGGGCTTCCGGTAGACCTTTCAACTCTTGGGTGGGTACAACATCGTGTCGGGCACAGTGTTCCCGTAGCGCCCGACGACCACTCACCACTTCACCGTCGATGGGACTCACGAAGTCGGGAATATCAGGAATAAACCCGACACCACGTTCCCGCGATCCACACGTCGCTTCTTGTGCTTCCGGAGGGAGAGGAAGCGATTTGTCGTACAATTTTTTGTTGATTTGGACGAAGGACTGTCGTGCCATTATTGGCTCCTTTCAGGGGGCTTCAGAGAGTGTTCGGACATCGCTTGCGTGTCGGTCAGCGATTTCCGCCATTGCGTTATATTCCTTGACGCAGTTTCCGAATACGGTTGCAAGGGTAGCGGCTGTCGCACGACAGGTTTCGAGGGGTACTCTGGACAAGCTGCTGCGGTAATCGGCAAGCTGGTTTGACAACCCACCAACAGTGGCAGCGTTGCGAGCGCGTAGAGCAAGAATCTCCACTTCGCGTTTCTGAGCTTCATTTTCAGCATTCTCCTTTTCGGTTTGTAAAGCGCGCTCTTTCACCAAAGCTTCGTCTTTCACCGTGGCAAGTTTCACAGCGTACTCGCCCGCTGCCCGGTTGTATCCACGCAGTTCGACGGTTGCGACGTAGTGGTTCCACATCACAGTCGCCGCCGCGACAAGTGCCAACAGAATCAGGGCTTTCGCCCAAAACGGTATCAGACTCATTGTAAATTACTGAAAACCGAACTGAACCAGAGTGTCGGCCACAGAGCGATGATACGAAGGCGCTGCGTGTTTGTCATTGGAGTAACATCAATGGTCTTCTGGTACGCCCACATCATCCCCTTGATGTAGAGGACAACAAACAGCGTTGCGAAGATAGTAAACAGATAACTCATTTCATTAACCTTTCGAATTGTTCACAAGCCCATTTTGCGAAGAACAAGGCACTTCCCTGTACCGCTGCAACTATTGCAGCGCTTCCCATACCCTCCGCCCCAAGATTCAGGCTTAAACTTGCAAAGTTCATGCTCCACACCGTCACCCAAAAGAGCATCCCCACTGCGACGAACATCACCAACGTTGTCCGTATGTGGTTCCGAGTCAGCCATTCTTCGAAGTTCTTGTACGTCATGGGTAAAACACCCGTTTGCCTGACTTTGGAGCGCGGGTACTCCAGTGGCTCCAACCCTTCGTCACTTCAGGATGCTCCAGATAGATGCCACATTGTTCAAGTCGATCCTGATGTTCGAAGCACCACTTGTCGATCAGTCCGTCGGGGTCATACCGATCAACCGCCATACCGACCTTGTGGGCACTGGTGGGGGCACCAATAGGGCAATCCTGAGGCCGGAATCCACCGAGGGTCTGACCCGACACACCGCTCTTTGTCACCGGATTGATAGGGAATTTCACACCATCCTGAAGCGCCAGAAACTCCAGCTTCGTACAGGCTTCAAGCAGTTGTTTCGAACGCTCTACGATTACCGC